CTGTTCCAAAAATAGGGGTTTGTGGTCTTACTGTTGGCAACTCGTTCGTATCTAGTGGTTGTAGAATCGGAGCATCTGTAGGTAAACCTGTGCCAACTTTGCCTCCTCCATCATCTATACCTACCCTAGGACCTCCGATTGATATTGGTGGTCGTGGTCTTAAATTTGGTGGTGTAAATGGTATTCCTGGACCTACAGGGCCACCTATTGATATAGGTGGTTGTGGTCTAAGTGGTTGTGGTATTGGCTGCATCGGAAAAGGATTTTCTGGTGTTCCATCTGGCGGCGGTGCGATTGGAGATGGTTGTGGCGGACTTATAGGTCCTTGCATTGAGACTGGATTAGGTAGAGGTCTATCTAAAGGTAAACCTGTGCCAACTCCGCCTCCTCCATCATCTATACCTCCACCTGGGCCTCCTATTGAGATTGGTTGTATATCTGGTCTGCTTGCTAATGATGGTGGACTTTGTTCAACTAAATTGTATCTTCTTGGACCAAAAGCTGCCATTTTTTCATCAGGCCCAGCATCTAGTTCTCTTTGTAATTGATTTCTAAACTCTTCTGGACTATCTCTAAAAGTTTTAGTAGGAGAACCAGGTGAAGTTCTTATAAATCTTGTGGGTATATACCCTTGCAGTTCTTCGTCTGATAGCTCTAATAACTCAGCAGCGGTTAATCCTGTTTGAGGTCGAGGAGTTCCGCTTCCAGGTACTAAGGGTTGACCAAAAAGTTTTAGATCTGGTGATGTAAATTGTATCCCTCCTATATTTGGTGGTTGAATTGGTAAAGGTCGTAAGCCACCTGGAGGTGCAACTGGCCTACCAATTGATATTGGGCGTGGTCTACCTCTTACATTTCTAAAAGGTACTCTACCCACAGGTAAAGCTCTTGCATTACCACCGCCTCTTGTAGGGTTTGATTTTGCTATTCCAGCAAGTTTTTTGAATAAACTCATTATGAGGGTTCCGCTCTGTCAGCAAAGGTATCCATCATCTTATACATATTGTCCATACCACGCTCTCTATCTTCGTTTAAAGACGGTATTAGGCTGATAATACCATTACCATCAGATTGTATTTCATAGGAACCAGCGCCTCTTACAGCTTGTCCTGTCATCACAAATTCACCATCGCTTAACATAGCTGGTATATCATCGCTAGTTTCTGTGCCTGGACCGTTGATATCCCCATCCATTCTCGGAAATTGACTAGGATCCATCTCTCCACCTTCTTGCATTCGCACGGCTCCACCTTGAGCAAAAGCCATGATACCACCTGCTCGCATACCTCTTGGTTTGCCACCAGACAACTCTGGTAATGTGCCCTCGGGCAATAAACCAAACTCAACTGGGTTTGGTGCAGCTTGTCCCATTCTTCTTGCAATCTCAGCTTCGATATTGTATCTACCAGTAGGACTCATGGTTGTAAGTGGTGTTAATGGCACGCCTGTTTGTTTTTTCGCATCTTCATACGCCAACTTTCCTAAGCCAGACGCCAACGCACCGATACCTCCCAATTTAAGCATGTCACCTAAACCACTGCCAAATAGGCCGCCATCATTTTGTTGGCTGCCTAATAAGTTTTTTAAAATACCACTTTGTTGATTTTGCGATTGTGTTAGATATAGTTGTTGTTCTAATGGGCTCATGGCAGCAAACTCTTCTTCGCTAATTTGTCCTGTTTGCGTCGCCTGATTAGTTAATCCACCAAAAGGACCACCTTTTAACATACCACTTAAGCTACCCAAGCCTTTTAGACTACCAAAACCACCAGCAGCGCCTCCTGCTATGTTTGATATACCTGGTATTTTAAGTCCACCAATACCACCTAAAACTTTTTTAGCGAGAGTTCCTTTAAGTCCTAGAGCGCCACCAACCTTACCTGCCACACCACCTAAAACACCACCTAATGCAGTGCCAACACCTGGTATAAAAGCAGCTATCGGTGCAACTTTTTTTACGACTTTCTTTAAACTTTTACCTATCTTTTTGAAAAACCCAAACTGCTCTAAACCCGTCATTTCATTAAGGCTTGCTATACCTACACCGACTACTGCTTGTTCAGGATCTATGCCTGCTTGCTTAAACTTATTTTCTACAGCTTTTTCAAACTTAGCATCTTCAAAAAACTCTGGTGGCAACACAACTTCGCCAGGACGTAAATGTGCTAACTGCGTATCTTCGCCTTCGCCTTGCATAGCCAGCTCTTGTGCCATCTCACCTAACGGCGCCATCTCCACTTGCTGTGCTCTTTGTAGCATAGACTCTAAAGTTTCTTTGTCCTCTGCCGACATGTCCTCAGCACCAAGCATCATTGGCTCACCGCCTGTAGGCATATCACCTATTTTCATTGGAGGCGATACAGGATCAGTTGTTCTCATTGCCATGTCTTGCAAAGTGGGGTCGCCTGTTAGATTTGCTATTCTTTGCTGTAATCTTTCGCTTATCATGGTGTACTTACTGTTACTGCTCCTATACTCATCGTTGCAGAGATTCCGGTTAAATAAGTTTGATGCTCATACAGGTTTCTAAACTGCGTTCCATCAAAGGCTTGGTGAACCTCTGTCGTTGAGTTAAATATAATAGCACCGGTGGCAAATTGCAACTCACTAAGGTCTGTGGAGTTAAACGATTTTATGCTGTCTGGATCAACAGAACCTAGGTTTATTTCTAAAATTCTAATTAATCTATTAAAAGTATCTACTGAAACGGTTTCGCCACTAGCTCTTGGCAACAGGGTTGGTAATAATTTACTCATTATCTACGCCCAGATGGTTGTACTTCTACTCTAGTGCTGCCAAGCCTCCACTTGTAATTTTTTCTGTCATTGACCGCATTATCATCATCTGATTCAAAACGCAATACAAACTGCCTAGCTCGTGACCGCAAAGATCCAAAAGTTGAATTAGGTGTTATCTGTGTCGTTGAATCTGTTGCTAGTGTTTGATTGTTAAAATCTCGTCTTTTAACCACAACATTTATTGCTGGACTTTGACTTGTGCCTATCTGATTCACAAACAATATATCAGGCAAGATGCGTTTTAAAAACACAAACCTATCGCCGTCTGCAATATCTATATCAGCTGATTCGACAAACACACCATCCATAGCGCTTTCATCATCGTTAAACCCTTTCTCGTGCTCGTAGATGCGCTTAGTTGAGCTTTCTTCACCAGCTGCTAATGGTTTGTCTAATACGCCTGCGGCCAACCAGCTGTAACGCTCTAGCGTGCCAATACTCCATGAACCTTCTTCATAGTTATATATTGCGTATCTGGATATTTCAGTTTCGTTATCGGTGACTGATGGATAAAAAAACCAAATCTCAGAAAACTCTTCATTTAAACCAGCAAAACACTTAAAAGCTTGCGTATCATCGAGATCAGAAAATACATAATCTTGCACGCTACATGGTAGTTTTTGGACTGAGCCGTTGTAGAAGTAAAAACCTTTTTTGGACATGTAATAAACACCTCGCGGTGAGTTTGTAGCAGCCTTTGGTCCTATTAAACCTGCGCCTTCGTTTATAAGATTGACGGCAAAGGTAAGCGGCGGTCCAATAAAATTCATCGAGTAAAGCGAGGTATCAGTCCAAATCAACACCTCTTGTCTTGCTTTTAAACCACCCACTATTGAAGAACCGGAAGATAATCTTAGTGATCCAGCAGTGTTAGTGGCTAATGGCTCAAACTCTAATGGGTTTTCTTGATCGCTAAATGCAATCAACATAGGATCTAACACGCCTGATCTTGAGCCACTGCTAATAGGATCAGCTCCTAAAATAATTAAATGCCTATCTGTTTCAGAGGTTATTACTTGCAAAGCTTTGGTCGGTACTAAGTTAGCGCCACTTGTAGTTGCTAAATTTACTGCTCTGGTGCTAACGCCATCGTTTTCTATCCATCTAAATATACCGCCTGCTCTTGGATTAATGATTAGATCTTCTCCATAATTATCATGCGTCCATAAACGCAGATTATTTGTGTCTGATAGCTCGGTAGCAGATCCCCATGATCCAGCACCCCAAGCTCCTACACCCCACCCAGTAGACGGCACGAATACATCTAAGCCTGAATTTAAAAGATACACTGCATCAGTTGATGAGCCGCCATTACCTGAATCACTAGCATTTGCGGTGACTGTAGCTCCGCTTGTATCTTTTGCGGTAATCTCGTAAGTGTTTGTGCCTGTAACTAATGAGATCTGGTATTCTTGATTGAGCACAGTTGCTGTTACATTCCCACCTAAGCTGACAGCGCTTGAAAATGTAACAAAGTCACCGTTTACAGCGCCATGACTACTGTCTGTTACTGTAATTATTGGTGATCCATTTTCTTTTTTTGCAAAAGTGGCTGAGTTAGTAGTGGTTTTTCTGATTGGCGTTATGTCGTTATATGCACCACCTTCTTCGATGTAGTACTTATTGGTTGTGCCAATGCCTAGATATTTTCTGCCGCCTAATGAAATCCATGAATGTAAGGCTCTCGCTGAACCTATTAGGGTGTCTGGAGATAACTTTTCCCAACCGCCTATTTTCTCGACTCTACCTTTTCTAAAACGTATTTTATCACCGTCTACCCAACCACCTTCGTTTGAGTAATCGGTCTCCTCTTTATTTATACCAGGCTTAAAATTAAGTTTTGATAGCGGCATGAGGCGACATCTAAGCTAACCTAATGATTGCGCCAGTCGCGGTAGCGCTAGGAAAAACTATAGTAAAATCTCCTGCGGTTGAGGTTTTGTCTCCACCAAAATCAATAGCTGCTACAGCTTTGTCTGATTGCGTGTCGTTGTAGATCAAACATCCTCTTGCTGTCACTGTAGCATTACTAAATGTTAAATCTGCAAAGTCACACACAGCTGTCGTGCCTGATGTGGTAGGCGTCACGCTTGTTAATGCAGAACCCCCAGAAGTATAGTTTGTGCCACTTGCTTGTCCTGTTGTGACAAAAGCCGTTGTGCCTGCTCCTAATGTTGCAGAGCTAGTGTATAAAGCTAGTTTAAATGAATTACCACTAGACGCTGTAAAGTTATGTGTGCCGACTAACAACTCTTGTTTAAAGCTTGTACATATTGCTGATGTTATTGCCATTATAGCTCCTTCAATATTTTAGCCATGTCGCTGTGGCCTTGTTTTTCTAACAAATTTGCATAAGTCGTATTTTGCGACTTAATTGCATTTTTTATAGTATATAAGATTACAGTATAAACTTGGTTTTGAAAAGCCAAAGCCTGTTGTTTGATGTGGTCGGGTGCACTATCAGATATGTCGCATATCTTATTTGTAGCTTGAGCCGCCCAAAACTCTGGATCATGGCCTTTGCCCTCAGTTGTAGTAACGCCTACTTTGCCTAAAACAAAATCGCTTTTTGCGCTCATCCTTTATATGGCTCTGGTGGCACCACATCCTCGTCTATTTTAAGACCGTATTCAGCTAATTGCTGGTTTATTTCTTCATACGGGCCAATAATAAATTTGCCCTCATGCGGAACAGCTACAAGTGGTTTGTCTAATCTATGAAAACCATACAGCTTTTCAGTGCCTGGTACATTAGAGTCTAATACTGTAGATCTACCACTAATGCCAATAAGTATATCTTCGCTCATGCATTTACTAATCCAAAATTCAACACAAGCTCTGCCAGCTTCTGCAAAATGCATATTTTCTTTGTATGAAAAATCTATACCAAATAAATCTAACCTGGCTA